TCGTATAGCTTTGATGTGGCCTATCTGGCATTACGCCTTTCCAAATGCAAAATGGGTTGTGGTTCGTAGAAGAACGGGGGATATAATTGAGTCCTGTACTAAGACTGCATACATGAAAGCATTTAAAAATGAAGCTATTAGACAAAAGATTGGAGTCGAAACCGAAGAAGCTGGTTGGTTATGGTGGGTACATGAATTTGAAAAGAGGTTTATTCAAATGATTGAAGCTGGAGTTAACGTAAAAGTTATCTGGCCGGAAAGAATGGTACATGGAGATTACCAACAATTATTTGAAACTTTGGATTGGTTGGGTCTTAAGTGGACTCCGGAGATACTAAATTTTATTGATCCTTTATTATGGACTAGTCGTAAAAAAGAAGGGAGGGTATAATGGCACGGGTTACTTATGCGGATGTTATGAATATAATGGATAGTGATTGTTTGATTCCTGAATCCAAAGTAACTGTAATGATAACAGCTGCCAGTGCTCTTATAGATAAAATCTTTGCAGAGGATACAGTAATTACAGAAGAACTACTCACTGAATTAGAAAGATGGTTCACCGCTCATATGATAGCTTCTACGTTAAGCAGAAGTACAAGTAAGGAAAGACTGGGAGATGCAGAAGTAACGTTTACTGGGAAGTGGGGAGAGATGTTAAAGTCTACTCCATATGGACAGATGGTTCTTACTTTAGACATTACAGGAAGAATGGCTAAATCTGGAAAAACGGCTGTAACATTGTTTGCTATTCCTAATTTTGAAGACTGATGAATATACAAAAGTTCATATCTAGAAATTTACCTGAAAAGGCCGTTTACTGGGGTAATCCGGTAAATAATGGATTCGGTAGCTATAATTATGATTCTCCAATTGAAATAGATTGTCGATGGGAAGAGATGGTTCAATATATCGAAGAAGATAATGGAGAGACTATTTTATCCAGAGCAGTTGTTTATACTAATGTGGATTTACAAGAGAAAGGATTGCTATATAAAGGGACTTTGTTAAGCCTTATGGAATCTGGAATGGATAGTGCTGGAGAGATAGATTATACACTAATACAAGGCGTTTTTGAAGTTAAACGTTGGGAGAAAACTCCTGCTTTAAATTCTGCGACAGTCTTTTTGAGAAAAGCTTATTTAACACCTTTTTTAACTTAATCATGCCTAGAGCACCAAAATATAAAACTTCCGCTCGTATAGTAGATGTAAAAGTTCAAGGACTGGATGATGTTATGCGTCGTCTGAAAAAGGAATTGGAGGCGGTGAATCATCGTATATCTACTCGTGGATTGGTTTTGGTAGCTGAAAAGATACGGAGAGAAACAGAAACAGTATATCCTTTAACCCCGGTAGACATCGGAAATTTAAGAGCTAGTTGGTTTGTAGTTGCTACTGAGGTCGGAGAAGTAAATGATCCTCTAGCAGTTTCAGGCTCATTTAGAAATCGTCCATTTAGGAAGATGCGGTATAAAGCTAGCGAATTGAGGGCCAGACATTTAGCGGTCATTTCAGCTAGCAAAGCAGAAGTGATAAAAGTTAGACAACCTTTAATGATTATGGGATATAGTGCTCCATATGCTTTATATGTACATGAAATAGCCCACCGATTCCCGAATGCGGAATTTAAAAGAGAAGGAGCTGACTGGAAATGGTTCCAGAAAGCAATAAATCGAAATATTCGTACTATCTTTAACATCATAAAAGACAATGCTCGGATACCATGAATGCTCCAACTGTTGATATAAAGGATTTGTTAATAGCGGATAGTTCATTAGGATTGACGCTAGGGAGTAATCTTTTTATAGGTAAAATACCTTCTCAACCTAGAAGGACGGTGACCTTATTTGATAGTTATGGATTCGCTCCTCACTTGGCTTTAGCAAATCAAGGATATGAGTACCCAGCTATTCAAATTCAAGTTCGAGATGTTGATTATCAGAATGCTTATGATGTGTGTGAAGAAATAAAGACTCTGTTACATGGAGTGAATCATACTACGTTGAATGGAGCTTTATATACCGTTATTTACTGTTCAAGCGGTCCCACTCTCCTTGAATGGGATGATAACGGGAATGTTTTATTTGTTATGAATTTTAACCTACAGCGAAGAGCTGTGTAAAAAGGAGGTAAAAAATGGCAAGTACTGCAATTGCTGGTGTAGGAACAAAATTTAAGCGGTGGAGCGGCTCTGCATGGGTCGAGATCGCTGAAATCAATTCTATCACTGGCCCAAGCATGTCGAGGGACACTATTGATGTTACCTCACTTGATTCTACCGGAGGGTACAGGGAATTCATCACGGGCTTCCGTAATGCAGGAACTGTTGTACTCGCAATGAACTTTACTCGTGCTACGTACGAGACTATGCTAAATGACTTTGAAAGCAACACGATCCAGAACTATCAGATTGTCCTCCCGGACGCTGAGAATACTGGTCTTGACTTTGAAGGTCTTGTTTCAGAACTCCCACTGACCATCCCTGCTGATGATAAAGTTACCGCAGATGTTACCATTCAGGTAACTGGTAAGGTTTATCTCAGCTCAGGTGGAAGTACCGGAATTTAACAAAACAATTCCTAATCAAGGAATATTTTTAACAAATTATTAACAATCAAAAATTTCTAATCATGGGAATGTTAGACAAAAAGGCTCTTCTTACAAAGGAAGTCCTTGACAAAGTAAAAGTGGACCTTGGAAAAGGGGACTATGTTTATGTCCGTCAGATGACTGGACGTGAACGGGACAAGTTTGAACAGACTCTTATCAGAGAAAATAAAAATGCTGAAGGGGGTTTTGAGAAGGCTCTGGATGATTTCCGGGCAAAGCTTGCAGTTTGTACGGTATGCGATGAAAGTGGTAATCTTATTCTTACTCCAGCAGATGCTTCTACTCTAAGTCAGAGTATGAGTGCCGCAAGATTGGAAAAGATCGTAACTCAGGCTCAGGAACTTAATAAGATTTCTGAAGAGGATAAGGAGAAGATTGTAAAAAACTCAAGTGGCGACCAAGTCGCCAGTTCGCCTTCCGACTCTGTCGAGAGTTAGGATTTGCTCATCCGGATATCCTATTGGATCAAATTACATCAGAGCAACTCGCAGAATGGGAAGCATATGACAAGATTGATCCAATAGGGACCTGGAGAGAGGATTACCGTTTAGCAGTATTGGATGCATTGATTGTAAACATTGTAAGTAAACTATATGCCAAAAAAGGTCATACTCCAAAAGAAGTTGTACCGATGGATTTTATGCCGAATTGGACTGGTGAGAAGAGAATTGAACGTAAGCAATCTGTATCTGATATGAAGAGCGTGTTGATGGCAATAGCCTCAGCAGCAAAAAAGAAAGAGCAGCAAGATAAGATAGATGAATTGAGATCGAAAAGACCGCCGATGGCTTTCAAATCGAGGCCACCGATACGGAAACCGATAATAGGAGCAGGCAATGACTGATATAGGAAGTTTGATGATCAAATTAGGAGTAGACACTTCTGGAGTTTTGTCTGCTCAGGTCGCTGTTCAACAGTTAGCTTCCGCAGCTGGAGCCGCTTCTGCGAAGGCTAATGCCTCTTTAGCCATGTTCAGTCGGGAAACTATTCGGAATATGAATACAGTTTCTCAAAGGATGCGTACATTTGGGTATCTAGCCACTATTACATTAACTGCTCCTATCGTAGCCTTTACCAAGTCCTCTGTCGAGATGGCGAAGAATTTTGAATTCTCAATGTCAAAGATAGAGGGCTTGGCAGGCATTGCGGCAGATACTACTCGTCAATGGTCGGAAGAACTTTTGAAGATGTCTTCCCGCACATCTATCGGACCTGAGAAATTGGCAGAGGCTTTATACTTTGTAGCTTCATCCGGTTTTAAAACGGCAGAGGCTTTGACTATTACTGAAATGGCGGCGAAAGGAGCTGCTACAGGAATGGGAGAGGCGCAGGATATAGCTGATATGTTGGTATCCGCTATGAATGCATATAAAACGTCTAATTTGACAGCTTCCCAAGCTATGGACATATTTACAGCCGCTGTTAGGGAAGGTAAAATTGAAGCGAATAGATTTGTTACTACAATAGGTTCTGTATTACCAATAGCTTCTGAGGTAGGAGTATCTCTAGACCAAGTTACGGCTGCAATGGCGGCAATGAGCTTATCAGGGGCCACCGCAGCAAATTCAGCTACATATTTACGAAATATACTTCAAAAAATAGCAGACCCATCTGCCGAGGTTGAAAAATCTCTTAACAAAATGGGAACTTCCGGAGAAGCGTTGAGAGCTTCTTTACGAGAACGTGGATTACTTCCTACATTGGAAGAATTAAGGCGATTGACGGAATTGTATGGGGAAACTATGTTTACCATATTTCCTAACATTCGAGCTTTGATTGGGGCGTTAAATCTTACTGGTCAAAACCTAGAATACAATCGCAGAATTTTTGATTTGATAAAGAATTCAACAGGGGATTTTGCAAAAGCCTTTGAAGTGGCTTCTCAGACCCTTCAATATAAGTGGAATACAGCACTGGCTGCTGGTAGAGTAGCTCTTATTCAATTGGGGACTTCTATTGGACAGGTTCTATTACCAGTGTTCGAAAAACTTGTACAAAAGTTACAAGATATTACTGATTGGTATAACAATTTACACGATACTCAAAAAAGGCTTGTAATAGGT